TATCGGCATCATCTGATAAAGTAAGTTGGTCTGGTTCTAATATGTGTTCAAATGGTATTGTTCCTATCTCATCAAAAGTAAGTGTAGTGTCGTTGTCGTCATCACTAAACAATATTTTTTCATTCTCGTTCATGACCATATCAATCGGTACAGCAACTCTATTATTTTCTGCAAGTAATCTACCTGTGCCTGGTCTACATCCTTCTAAACAAATACTTCCTGTGTCATCTTCTAAAATTAATAATACAGGGTCATCAAATGGTTTAATACCATCTAATACTAAACTACTTGCACCACTTTCTAACATTATACCACACGCATCTCTGAATGGATATTTTGCTAAATGTAATAATACATTATCTCTAACTCTAGAAACAGGATTAGAATTAATTCTTACTTCTCTAGAGTGTATGATTGCTCTTTGACTTTCACCACCAATACCTTTTGCAGATTCAGAAGTTATAATTCCACGACCTGTATCTCCTGTTGCCGTTTCGTAAAGTATACCATCACCAGCATTTGTTGAAGAACCATCTGTTCCATCCAATACAATATTTTGGTCATGGTCTTGTATACCGACTGCTGTTCTATGTGATATTTTAATGTGTTCATCAAATAATGTTTCAAATGTAGAAGCAAGTTCTGGTGAGAATGTATCATCACCTGTGTAACCAGAAACACCTACAGCAGTTGTGGTAACTCTTGCAGATATTTGTGATGCAATACTTACTTTACCAAATGGAATAAATCCAGCTGGGTGTACTGCTTTTTTCAATTCGTTTAGATATGTTGATAGTGATTCACCTATTCTAACTTCGTATGAGTAGTCTTGATAGAAATAAGAATCTTGTAATCTGTTTAAATCTTCACCAACTAAACTATCAATACCAGCGTAAGCACCAACATTTGTTTTTTGTGATGATACTG